ATGTATAGGTACTGTTTGCCATTCCTAGAGTGACAAGCAAAAGACTAAAAGTGTGTAGGGTTGCTAGAGGTTTTAATATCCAATGTTTCCTCTATACAAAGCACTGCCAAAAGCAGGAACATATAGCAGACAATAGACACAAAGTCTCGAAAAAATAGTGTAGCTGTCCCGGTTTATTACCTTGGACAACAAATTATAGCATTTATTTTTAGCTATAAATACGTGAGAGAACACTCACAAGTGTATACGGTCAAAAAGCCTAGTTATTTTCTAGGAGTGACGTTAAAGCTGATTAGAAACGGCACGAACTTAAAAAACCGCGCTACAACAAAAAGCGTGATTGACTTAGGTTCATAATCATACTTACTAAGTCAATAAATACATAAGAGACAGACACAAGTATAAAGTGGCAGGTAGCAGGGTAACACCTGCTATTCTTGGTGTTGGGTAATTCCAATCCACATGACCGTTGTACCTCTGTGTTCTGTATATCAGAGTTATACATAGTTAGAGGAGCAGATCAGCACTACCAGTCTGCTCTTTTATAGTGTGCATAACACTATGACAATAAATACAATAAAATCATATAGCACCTATGCGTTAAATAGGAGAATAGGAGATACTATGAAAAACTTACAGATCAATTTCTATGCAAAGAACATCACAGAAGAGTCTAAGTCTGAACTTATGACAGCAGTACAGCACGAGTCTTGTAACATGAATATTCAGTTGCTTGATGATTCCATCGCTAAACTTGAGAAGAAGATTGCTAACGAGAACGGCAATTATTCACCCGAAGAAGTACAAGCTTTCCAGGTACAATTAGACTCTGCAAATGAATCACGGGCTAAGTTTGTAGAGACACAGACGGACACATTAGAAGTATACAATAAAGTTATTTCTGCTATGTCACAGAAAAATGCTGATCACTTTGGCAACTCTGCTGATGTTGTAAGAACTGTACTTCGTGTACTTGGCTCATGGGATAACTCTAAGCTTGTAAAGTATGCAATTATTCCTGCTTTTGAATCACCTGAACTTTATGAAGCTTTACAGACAATTCATATTAACTCCAAAGCAGGTGATGACGGAAACCTTGTAATGTCTAAAGAGGTAAAAGAAGCCTATAAAAAGGCAAGCGCAGAACTCGAAACAATCATCAAGAAAACTTTTTCTCTGCCTTTTGAAACTCCGTACACAAGCAAAACAAGGGTTAAACTCACCGCAGAGGACAAGAAGCTTTTGAACGATTGCTATATCAAGGGCTTCAGCAACAAGTTTGATGTAGACGATGAGAAAGGAACTGTCTCATTCAAAAAGCGTCAGATTAACACACTTGTCAAAGCGAAAAAGAATCGCAAGACAGGTGAAGTGACTTATGACTATTCAGGACTTGCAAGCACTATCAGCAATATTGTAATTAAGCATTACTTCGCATA